AGATACGTCTGCTAAATCAATAGTTCCACCGACTGTGGCGGCAGGTAGCAACATATCAAAAGTACGCCCGCCAATAAACGCTTCTTCGACTCTATAAGTAAAGCCAATAGGTGCGGCGTCTGTATCATCAGTGGCGACTAATGCCTGCGAGAAGGCTCCGCTAGAGTTTAAGGTTACTGTTATGGTGGAGTTAATTAAAATTATATTACTGGTAACATTTTTTAGTACGGCTCTAGGAGTGAACTTAACTTGGCCAGCAATAGGGTTGCCAGCAATGTCAATGTAAGTTCCAGTAACTGTGACTGTAGTTAGGTTTACTGGTAATGCCATGTTAACTCCTAACTAAAGAAAAAAAGTGTACCTATTTCCGCAGAAGCGAAATCAACAGTATTCCATTTGACTCCACCGCTTTGGCTTGAATCAGCGGTTAATACAGTGTTGTCTGCGCCAATTGAAAGACGACCTACTGTGTTATCGGCTGTGGCTACAAAGATATCGCCCTTAGCGTCGACTAAGGCTTGTGGTACTGGATTTTGAATAATCGAAATACCCATAACTAAACTCCTTGACGAATTACACTAACAGATTGAGTTCCAGAGGCGACTACACCGTAAAGGCCTTCGCCTGCTTGTAAGTCAATAGCAAATGCGCTTCCGCCTACCAGTAGATAGCCATAAGAGGCACTTGTTACTCCTGTACCGCCAATGAATAAATTAACTCCGCCTGCTGGGTTTTGTACTAAAACTGTTTGTCCATCTCGGCCTGCCTCTGCTGCTGAAAGCAAAGTAGCAGTAGCGCCAACGCTTACGACTCCATGTGTGATTGCCATTTATTACTCCTTCTAAAAGGGCGACTATTTCTAGCCGCCCCTCTAGTTTACTTTACGTCCTCAGTTTTAAGGACTTTGGCCTTAGTTTCTTTCTTAGGTGTTTCGATTTCTTCTCCTGTAAGGAAAGTCAAATATCGTATACCTTCTAGCGATTTAGCGTTCCGCCAACCGCTTACATCTAAAACTGTTCCTGATGGTAATAATTTGCCATCAACAGTCATCGACTTTAATAGTTTGGCTTTCATCTTATGCAGTGGTATCAATCCAGCAATATGAGAATGTTGCTTCTGCGTTGTTGATTGAACCTGCAGTTGGATTGTATAGATAAATCGAAACTGTGTCAGCGGCTGTTACTGCAGCACCAGCGAAAATTAAATCATCATTTAAGTCTGATGGTGGATTTACGATAATGATGTCAGTTGTAGCAGCGCCAGTCAATGTAAAAGTTGTCGCACCGCGAGTGGTAGCGTTAATAGAAGCAGGGTCGATTGCTACTGTTCCGAATTCAATACCATAAACAGTATCGTTATCGCCAATTTGTAGTGCTCCGACTGCCGCTTCGCCTCTTGTAAGTCTGTTTACTTGTGCCATTTTATTCCTTTTCTATGAAAAGAGGGAGAGCCTTAAAAGACCCTCCCCCTTAAGTTTACTTAATTAAGCAACGATTGTATTCCAGAAGTAACCAAGGTCTGAACCGATTACTTTGTTGTCAAACGCCATTTCAGCCTCAACACGCTCAGCCTTTAGTGATTCCATACGGAATGAACTTACGCCGATAGTTGAACCGATACCACCTGAAACACCTGTCCATGAGAAGGTATATCCAGCAGAAGGAGTCAATAGTCCTGGGCTTGGAGCAACGTAGGTTAGAAGTGCGCCCTTGCCGTAAGCAAAGCCATAAGCATCTGAAGCACCTTCGTTGTTTGTAGCCTTAACTGCCTTAGCAACAAGAACTCTTGGAATATCAAACATAGCAGCAATCATGTCTGCTGTAATTGTTTGAGATGAAGTGTACTTGATACGGTCGACTAGGTCTGGGTGATTCTTCAATTGACGGAAGGTTTCATAACCAAGTACAAGAGTGTTTGGCTCCATACCAGTTGTGCTAAGGATATCGCTCTTAGCCTCTTCGATGTCATTGATTGGGTCTGAAGATGAATAATCTGACCACTGTTTTGTCTGTCCTGATGATGGTGCACCTGAAACACCAGTGATGTCAGTTCCCCATACGCCAGTTGTAAAGAAGTCTGAAACGAACTGCAATTCCTTACGAAGAAGCATGCGGTGAGTTACGAACTCAGTTGCCTCTGAAAGTGGATTCAAAGGAGCATCTGCGTTAGCAACTGTTTGGTCGCCTACATCTTTGTGGAAGGCATATACGTCGGCAGAATAAGTGCCAGTGGTTAGGTTGTAACCTGAACCTGCTGACTCTGTTCCATCTGCACGGCGTTGAGCCTCATCACGGAACCAGTCGTTCTTTGTGTATACAAAGTACTTGTCTGATTTCTTGTCTACTGGGACAACTGGGAATACTTTGTCCGCAATAAAATTTTGTTGATTTTGTAGATAAGCGACTGAGATGTTAGTCAGAATCGCGTCTACGTGAACTGAATTGATATTTGGCTGTGGCATTTTTTATACGCTCCTTATGCTGCTCTACCAGGGTTAGCGCAATTGATTACAGCAGTCACGATGTTTCCATCAGCGGCTGATTCTGTAAGTAATGTGCCAACGACATATTTGGTTGTGTCGGTTCCAGCAACTAAGGCAACTGCCTTACCTGTAGATGATGTTCCTACAAGTGCGCCTTCTCCTATTGCTGCTCCTGCAACAATCTTTGTTCCTCCAACAATAAGCACTTCTGCTTCTTGTCCTGAGGTTGGAGCATTTTGTAGTACGCCAACTGGAATATCAGTAGCGGCTGCTGCTGCAACCGCTTGACCTGAAGAATCCAATTTGACGAAGGTGTATTGCTTCGCAGAAAGGTCAGCACCCGCAACGAGTGTTACCTTTACGGAATAATTACTAATTTCGTATGCCATTTTTAAGCACCCTTCTCACTTAGATATTGTTGGTATAGATCAGGATTAGACTTAACGGCATTAGCAAATGCTTGTTCGAAAGTCACTCCATTTTTTTGCTCAGTTGCAGACTTTGCCAATGAAGTTAATTGCTCATAAGCGTCACCTGTTGCAGGTGTAGCACTCTTGCCGATTTCAGCAAAAATGTTTGCTGACTCTGCTTGGGCATTAACTGAATTAAGTGCGTCTTCAACTGACTTTGCTAACTCTTCGTTAATTTCTGCTAATTGACGAAGGGCTGGGCCAACCTTTTCAGCATCAAGGCCTAGGAAATTCCATGCCTTTGCTTTCTCAATTGCTTCGGTATTAGCCCGAGCAACTCTCTCTGACTTTAGAATCTCTTCTGCAGTGTTAGCACGAGCGGTTGCTTCTTGTGCTGATTTCTCCAAATCTTCCAACATCTTACGAAGTGGCTCTGGAGCCTCTTTTACTAAGGCAGCAGTATCAACTACTACTTCTTCGTCTTCTGACTTCTTAAGTTTCTTATTAGCCATTGCTAACTCGTCCTCAAGCATTTTGATTTTCTTCATCATGTCGTCATAGGACATTTTTTTCTTATCTTCCATGTGTACAGCCTTATCCACTTCTTCAGTAGATACGACTTCGGAAGTTACTTCCACGTTATTGTTTTCTGACATGGCTTCCTCCTCAGTCCCTTTCTGGAACTCGTTTGAGTTATCTTGATTGTTGCTTAGGTCTGAAAGAAGGTCGTCCACGCCAGTTAAATTCTCTGACTTGATGACTAACCAACCTTCATGAAGGTGAGCAGGATGGTCGACGCCACTAGTTTCCTCAATGTTGAGACCAACCATTTTGCGGGCCTTGGCCATACTTCTCCTTTTCATCATAGATAGTTCCTATGTACGCGGTTCTACCCCGATAATCAGAATAGTAACACACGATGGTCTTTAGTTTAGCGAGTAGTTGGCTTGATTTCAGGCTAGAGGATTTGATTGATTACTGTGTTTTGTATTTTTGAAATCTAAGGTCTTTTTTACATAACAGTCGTTGCAAATTACTTGGGTTCCCCATGCTTGCCCGCCAAACTTAGGGTTAAAAATACGCCCGCAAAAGGGGCAAGGTTTCGGACTAGCCATTGACTATTGAAGACTCACTTAACTGGTCCGCCTACCATCCAAGCGTCGCAAGTTCGTTTAGCAGCACACTTAAAATCAAAAGCCTCGCAATAACCGAGGTCGCCAGCCCTAGTTGTATCCCAAGCATTAGCGGCAGTATCACCTGTTGCCAATCCTTCTTTAATACAATTTAACATTTTTGGGGTTTGAATAAAGGCAGCGCAATTACCGCATATAGATTTTTTAGCCTCAGCGACTGTTGTATCCCAACGCTCGGCTTTCTTTTCCCAAAACTCCCCATTAGGTTGGTTCGGATTTAATGGGCCGTATGCCGCTTTATCAATAGCGCTCTCTCTATTTTCTAAATTCTTTTCGACATCAGTAGTTGCAATAGGGCAGCCTTCTGCCTTATTAACTGAAAACTTATTTACAGTTAACATTACTCCTCTTCTGAATTCCTTAGTGGGAAAGTAGCAACCCATAGTACGCTGGAAAGAATAATAGCATAACCTACAACGGTTTTCGCAGAACCGTCAAGGACTACCCAAGCAACGAACATACCTAGTAAAGTCCAAATTTGGTTGGCAATATCTGAGAACCATTTTTTCATTACAATCTCCTTCTATAAGTCGCACTACCAGCCATTGCGGCAGTAGTAGTTGCCTGTAAAGCGATACCGCTTACGATAACGGCAGCAACAATCGTTTGCTCTGACTCAGCCCGCTCTGCGTCAGACATATCGGCTCCAATACTTCCTAAAGCCATTAAAACTTGAGCAGGGTCGTCAAAAATAGCGCTAAGTAATTCTACTGGACTCTCCAATACAAGTAATGCTGCGGCCACTTCTGCGGTGATAACTACTGCGTTACCATCTTCATCTTCACGGACTTCTACTGGGGTATTTGCAGGCAAATCTTCATAAATGATTCCTGCTTCAGTTAAGGCTTCAGCACTAATCGGCTCTCCATTTGCTTCTTCTAGCAAGGCCTCAGTGATTAACTCCACGTCAGCCTGACTTAATTCACCATCTG